AGGTGGCGGTTTGAATAACTGGTTCAGCACTATGCCAAAAGAAAACATCGGCATGGGTGCATTCCTGCCAGAAGCTTGGAAATCATTCACTCGTATGTCTGGTGATACTGCTTTCAATCCTACTCGTCAAGAGCGTGAAGGTACTCAAACTAGTACATTCCAATTCCCTAGTTATTTCCCTGGCACTAATCTGCGTATTATCGCATCTCCACATGTACCATTTGATGAAACACACAAAACAACATCAATCATCATGTTGGACACAACTGAGTTGGGCGCAATCTTTGTAAGTGAAGAGCCAACTGTGGATGAATGGGATGATCCAGCACGTGACATCAAGAAAATTAAAATTCGTGAACGTTACGGTTTGGCAATCTTCAATGAAGGTCAAGCTATCTCTTTGGCTAAAAACGTTAGCATCGAGCCTAACGAAATTGTGTTGCCACCTCAAGCTATCGTTAATGATATCCCACGTATTCAACGCAAGTAATTTTAAAAAACTTGGTGTATAATAGATACCATAGTTGAATAACACAACATGGGGGTAGGGTAAAACTCCCTACCCCCATTTTTTAATGGAATAAAAATATGAGCGCATTACACGCAAAACTTAAACTTGTTGGACAGACATATCTGTTCTGTGAAAAGGTTTCACTTATTAAAAATATTGAAACCGTATTAGATTTGAGCAAATTAAATATTGCGGATTTGGAAGTTATTGGTCATCATATTCAGCATGGCGGGATTGAGTCTAATGTATCTGCTGATGAATTTATGGATCGCGCGTCTAAGCTTCGTGAAGAAGTAAAAGAGGGCAAAGTAGATGAAGTTGCTAAACTTCAGGATGTAACAGAGGTTCGTGTTCTTGATGCAGAAGTCGAATTGGAAGACGGTACAGTTACAACTGTTAAAGAAGTTGGTGTTAAAAAAGAGGACCCTCGCAAAACCTATGTTCAAGAAAAAGTTATTGATGTTCCGGCCGCTGTTGCATTGATCAATGTTAAAAACATTCCTGACTGCGATCGTGAAGTGTTAGAATACGCCTTGGCTACTGAGACAGCTACAAAAGGACGCAAATCTGTATTGACAGAAATCAAAAACCTTCTGGAAGAGCTTGACAAAGAAGACAGCAAAGACGGCGAGTAAGGAGTTGAACTATGTCGGATAAGCTAATAGTCGAAAGTGTTGAAAACACAAAAGAACAATTAACTTTTATGCCATTAAAAGGCTCTATACGTTTAAAGCTGTCTGACAATGTTAGTCCTGAACTTATTAAAAACAATATCAGCGTTTATAGAGTGAAAAAATCTGACGGAGTAAAATCATTAGATATTTCATACTCTGACGCTTACACTCAAGACCTGGCTGGATTTGCTGATATAGATATCACATCATCTGGCCAGGTTTTAATTGTATCTCCAAAAGATTCTTTTATCCCAAGTTCAGACTACATTCTCTATATCAGTAAAGATGTTCATAGTGTAAAAAATAAAGTTACTGTTGGTCAAAACGAAGTAGACTCTGTAACGATTTTTCCTCCAATAGAAAATAAAGTAGAGATTATTCCTGTTTCGCAAATTCTAGGCGATGTCTTTGTTTGCAATATTAGAATTGACGACAAACCGTATTTAGATAACGAACTATTTTCATTGGAAGATGGAATTGTTATTAATGGTTCACGAATAAAGATAATAGATAAATCTATTATCGGCGGCGCGTCGATAATTATTAGTTCTGAAATATCTAAAATATTAGAAGCTGATTACAGTCTTCATTTTTCAACTGGCTCTACAACAGGGATAGAAGATAAGGTTCCAGATGGATCGTCTAAGAGAATAACTACAGATGACATTATGGATTTTTATAATTCTCCATATAGAGATATTATAGGAAGATCAGGTTCATCAGTCGGCACTCCCGGACAAGGAAATCAAAATATTCCAGGTGGAGGCCAGAGTAATAATACCAGCGCGGTAATATCTTTTAGGCTCCCGAATAAAATCTTAATCAAATTTGAAAAAGAAATTGATAAGGATAACACAGATATTTCCTCTATTGATATAGATATCTATGAAGCATTCGATAACTATAATCTTCCAAAGATGGGCCTTTACAATGATGATCTAAAATATATCTTGGAATTCAGTTTAATTAGAGGAAACAAGACTCTTCAAATTGAATTGCTTCCAGATTTGAGATCAGAGGTTCCAGTTGGAGAAAAATATATTAAAAGGTGGAAATAATGGCAGAAGTTCACTATAAATATCTAGCTGGAGATTATTACAGAGGAACAGATAAGCTCACTGGTATAGGGCCAAGGGTTGTTCACAATGTAAAAAATACATTTGCCATACCATCAGTTTGGGATACATTCACAGGTTTTCATGGTCCGAAACAAAATAGATCTTTTTCATCTAAGGTAAATTCTGGTGCCGGTGGCGGTAGCGGGGATGTAAAAGTTAAAGTTCAATATAGAGAACCTTTTCACTCTTTCAAATACTTCGAGGCACTAGGCTCTTTTTATGGTATACACGAGATTATAAATGAGAAAGAAGATCTTGATGGTACATGGCAAGAGATAAGAGAGAAATGGAAATCAGAGCCGGCATATATAGATAGATATGACAGGCTAAGAAATTCATCGCCGCTGAAGTATAATAACTCATCTAATGATTTAAGTTGTATTTCCCTATTGGCCACAATAAATAATGGCAAAGTAGATTTTGGCTTTCAGCAATCTATCAAACATGATGAAGATAAAAAACCTTATCTAGAAATTCATATTGGCGAATTTCATCTTCTGCCAAATACTCCAAGAAGTATTTTTAGGTGCAATCTTGCAACAGATCTTCTATATATAAAAGATGGCATAGATCACTTTATCGCGAATGAAAAAATAAAATCAGAAGTCTTGAATTTTCCTGACCAAAGTGTTACATCAAATAGTCCAGTAGAATTCTATATGGGGATAGCAACATTAGGAAACAAAAATAGGCCAAAAGATTTTAATTTAAATAATCTAGATGGAAGGCATCCTAATTATATTGAAGCTGGTGCACAGATAAGGTGGAAATCTTTATCGGACAGATGTTCTGCATGGGTAAGAATCTATGACGGATTAGATATGTCAAGAGTTTTATCAACAGATGTTTACAGAAATTCTCATTATGTTCTTAATACAAAAATTATTATTAGACTAGATAAGCTTGAAGAATTAATTCTGGCTCATGGCGGAGTCGATCATTCTACATACAAGCTCTTGATTCATTTGCCATCATATTCATTACTTGGATATGATATGGTAAAAGCATTAAAAGAACCAAGAACATTTATGATCCTTAGCGACATATCGGAAATTAAATTTGATGTACCTCGAAATTACAAAACTAACGGTGGACATCATTATACATTGAAAATCTACGACACAGACAAAGAAACACTTTTATTTTCTGATAGCACAGATACATCAATAGGTATTTATAAGAATCCAAAAATTGATGTAGAATTAAAAAGAGGGAAGTGGCGCGTAGATTATGTAAATACAAATTCCTCTATTGGCCCAGGAGATATCCCATTTAATTCTTCATATAAGAACAATACTGGTATCCCAATAGAGCAATATGGAACAATGATTTACACACTAAGTGAATCGTTATCAAAATATTTAAAAGATAAAGAAAAAGTTTACGCCTCTATTGAGGCTTATGATGGAACGAGGCAAAATAATGGCTAATATTGAAGTACGTCTTTCAACTGGAAGCGCGGTTTCTACAAATGTTGACAGTCCTAATAATTCTCTGGGTGGGAAAATGGCGGAAACGGCATCAGGTAGCGCAAAAGCAATTATTGAAGAAGGATCATTCTTGATGAATTCAATCTGGGACAATATCACCCAGTTAGACAATGTTGCAGGCGAACCCGACTATCGCTGTATTTATATTTACAATAACGCCACCGGTCCGAAACCTGGTCCTATTATCGGAACAAAATTCTACATCTCTGGAACTACATATGCCAGATTTCAAGCAGGTGCAGTAGATCAAAAAAACAAAGACGCAGGCGTAATCAGAAATGAAAAAGAAGAGCCTCTTGGCGTTCTGATGGAGTCTCATACTAAAGACTCTCCAATTGTGCTTGGAACTTTAAATCCAGGCGACTTTCATGCTATTTGGTTAAAACGAACACCAGTAAATGTGTCCGGCGCAGGTGAAATCAGAGAATCATTCGACTTTGTAATTAAAGGTTCAGAATAAGGAATTAAGATATGGCAGATTTATTAAATGTACCAAGATCAACTGGCGATGACTTAAATCATTATTATTTCTTATATCTGCCATTTAATCTTGGGGATCAAATTGATAGTAAGGGCGATAATCCATTCTTTATCATGAATTACAAAGGTGATCCATCAGACGATACACAGGTATCTGAATGGAAAAACGCAGTAAATGAGTTTTGCTCATCTCTTTATTTAACTGGTCTTAATCCATCTTTTCCAAGAATATTTCCAGTTCCATGTGACAATAGGGAGCTTGGACCTGGTGTATCAGTTTTTGAACGAGCGACGATATCAGAAGTCACTGAAGTAAGAGAGGATGACGGATATAGTATAGATGGTGAAACAGCATGTGAAGACGAGGGCCTAAATAGATTATATTTGTTTGGCGACATTAAGAAAACATCAACAGAAACATCAGAAGATACAACTGGACAATACTCATATATGGGATCTGCATCTGGGCCAATAGGGCACCTATCTAGCGTTATTAATTTTGGAAACAGTTATACCGGTGCAGCAACGCCATATCCTGCGAGCCTAAACACTTTGATGTGGGACAAAAAAGTACGAACAAGTCAACAGCATTCAGATTTATCGGCCGGCGCAAAGACTATGAGCTTCCAGTTCGCATTGGTTAGAAATGGCAACACAGCAGTCCCAGGAATAACTAATTTTGATAAAATCGGTATCAAAGTTTATCCAAGAGATTTTGTTCTATTATCTATTGACAACAATAATATTAATGGAACAGAAAAAATAAATGGAATAACCTTTAATGAATACCGTTTTAAAGTTCATGGAACAAACGGTGGCCCAGCTTCCCATTATAAAAAACATAAAGACTTTAAAAAGGCATTTGAGTATATGTTTGCAGAAGGATCTTTTGGTGTATTGAGTTGGGATATATTTGTACCAAAACAAGGTATGAGGGCAGACGGATATCGCTCAGAATCTAATATCGTAAAAATAAAAAAATATAGCAATAATTGCGAATATGTTTCAATATTATATCCTAGTAATAAGCCCATTCCTCCGACAGGAACAGAATTAATACTGTCAACAGGATCTACATTAGTTAATGTTAATGTAACATCTTCTATTAAGCTTTTTGAGGGTAAAGACATAAAAAGCTCATCTAGCACCAATCAAACAGAAAGTGTTTTTACAAATAATAACCAATGGAAAGACAATGGCGCGGCCGAGCATATGAACATTGTGAAGGCAAAGCTTCTAAACGCTGTATACGGCAGAAATGATCTCAATCCTTTTCATGGAGAAACTTCATTTTGTTCTCCACAGAAGAATATAATAATGGAGAAAATTTACAGCTATGTCATTGTGAGGGTTGATGTAACATATAATCCATATGAATTATCTCAATTTGTTAATGAGGATTATAGAAAGATCCCTATGTTTATAGGTAAAAGATCAGGTGCCGATGATAAAGAATATTATTATGTAAATTATGATGCAGCAGAATATGATGTCTCAAGATTAAAAACATCTTCAAATGTTTTAGATATGTTCGGATTTGATTTAAGATTTAGAAATGTATAGGGGGATAAATGTATTTAAAGATTTCAGAATTCCCCACAGAGAAAGGTTTTGGTGGACAAGGGTTATCTGTATACGCAACGGTGTTAGCAGATTC